AAGCCAGCAAAACATTGTTGGATGCCGCTCAGAATCAAGCCGCACGCATACTGCGCGGTGAAGACCTTGGCACGCAGGTGTACACAAAACGCGAAGTTGTCCCCGGCAAACGTGTTGTAGAGAATGTTCCCGGCAGAGAAGCTGAAACTCGCTTTGGAGAACGCCGTACATATAGGTCAGTAGGCTACGAAGCCGCGCTGGCACCCGAGGGTAGCTCATTGCGTGAGCTTCAAGATGCTATAAAGCTGTATGAACGTACAGCTCAGGAAGGTGAGATTGCTGGTGAAGGCGCGGCAGGTCAAGGCCAGTTGTTCCCTGAAACACGTAAAGACATCGGCTACATCCGCGCTACACCGGCCAACTTTGCCAAGTCCCCTGAGATTAAACCCGTGTGGGAGGCGTTGGATCAGGCACGCAAGCTCAAGGCAAAAACAGAAGCCAATCAGAAAGCACGTTCTGCTAGAGACAAACAAGGCTTTGCGCAGATTGAAGCACTAAACGACAACATTGAAGCAATCAAAAACCAAATGCAGTTCTTCCTGACCAAGCCGGGAGACTTCAACATTGACAAATACACAAACGACTTCATTGCAAAAATGTTTGTGTCGTATCCAGAAGCTGGCGTTACCAAAAAAGACAAAGTTTTACTGGATCAGTACTTGCAAGTATCAAGGCAAGGCATTGGCAAGACTGCTGAACAGCAAGAAAAAAACATGTCCGTGTTTACAAAAGAACAAAAAGACAGAATAGAAAATAAGTTAATTGCTGATTTCAACACCAACAAAATACCTGAGTACGATAGAAACATTAAGCAAGCCATGCAAACCCTTGCATTGGGCCAACGTCTTGAAGGCGCAAACAATAGATTAGTTGAGCTAATGCAAGACAGCAACGCGGCTGTGCGCAAACAAGCTGAAGAACTGAATAAGCTTACTGAGCCGCTGACGGAAAAACTAAAACTCATCAAAGCAAGTTTACGTACCTCCGTTATGTTGACTGAAGGTCAACGCGCAATGATTGACTCAGAAGTTGCGCTTCAGAACCAACGTAACGCGTATCAAAAGGCTATGGCCACGGCAATGGGCAAAGCCCGTCAACGCTTGTCTGATACGTTGGGTGAATTGCTTGATCCTGAGATTGAACGCGCACGTCGTTCTTTAAAAGCTGCCAAGACACGTCTGGCCACAGTTGAGTCACAGATTGAAGCGGCTAAAAAAGAGATGACTGAGGGTACTGGCCAAGCGCCAAACCTGATTAACAACTTGCAGAAAGTTCAAGGGCTTGTTGAGAACATTGAAAGCGCTGAAACAGAACTGACCGAATTGCAAAAGTTGCGCTCTGATGCAATTGAAAACGATGTCGTTGTCACCGAAGCCATGCTTGACAAAGACCTCAAGACTGAGCGCGAGTACTTAGAAATTCTTGAACGTCAACTGGCCGACATGCGCAAGGAGCCATTGACTACTGTTGAGACCGGCAGACCGGGCGAACTGGGCAAACTCAAGTATCCACTTTCTGCGCAACGCATAGCGTCGCAAGTAAAGGCACAGCAAGCGGTAGTTGACGAAGCACAAAAACGTGCTGACGAATTCCAAAAAGATGTGAAGGTCTGGTGGCCTAAGGTCACCGCCGCGTTCAAGAAGGACGGCATCAGCGTTAAAGACCTGCCCGGCGCAGTGTTTGAGAAAGGCCGCAAGGTTGCTGAGATCAGCACGCCAGAACAAAAGCGCCTTGACACGTTGCGTGACAACGGTATGCAAGCGGCAAAAGAAGTTGATGAGGCCGCAGTACTTCAACGAGTCAAAGACAAACAGATTCAGATATTTGATGACGAAATCTTTGATGCACGCGGTGAAGTTCAAAGCTTCATGGGGCCGGAAGATATGAATGCGTTGGCCGACATCATGGCTGACCCCAAGACAACCAACGTCAAACGTGTACAGGCTACGCTCAAGCTAGGCGCTATGCAGAAGCTGGCTTCGTTGGAAGCGCAAAAAGAAGTGTTCCTTACAGGCAAACCAGCCAAAGCACCCAAGGCAGCTACTGTGCCAAGCACCTTTGCGTTGGCGGCAGCTAAACCATTCCGTACTGGGTCAGGCGTAGCAAAAGCGTTTACTCCAGCAGAAATGGATGAGATGGATCGCGCTGATATACGCGATGCCAATGAGTTGGCCAAAAAGATTCTTGGCACTAAAGCCCCGCAGTTGAAAGAACCAAGCAAGCGTAAGCAAGGCAAGATGATTGACCCCAACATGGGGTTGTTTGACGACTTTGAATTTTCTCGTGGTACACCAGTTAAAGGGTTGACCAAGGCTGAGCTTGAAGCAGAACTTACTGCCGGTATGGGTGAGCCTGTTACTGGGCGCAAGATTGAGGCAATGGTTTCCGAAAAGTTAGCAGTGTATGAAAATCTTGACGAATACCTGAGTAAGTTTAAAGAAGTCACTCGAAGCGATTTGCGCAACAAGATTCCAGCAGATGCTAAAGGCTTTGTACAAAACGGCAAAGCGGTACTGTTTGCCAACAACATTGGTAAAGGCCACGGACTTGGCGTGCTGCTCCACGAAGTTGGCGTGCACATGGGTTTCCGCAATTTCTTTAATGAAGGCCAGTACAACGCGTTGGTCAAGACAGTTAAGAACTGGGCAAACAAAACTGAAGACTCAATGGAAGCGCGTGTTGGTAAAGCCGCCGTGCGCAGGGTTGAGGCTGCTAACACTCCCCCACACCAGATTGACGATGAGTTGTTGGCATATGCTGTTGAAGAAGCCATGCAGATGGGTGTTGAGCCTGTCGGCGTTAAAGGTGGCAACGCAGTCAAGAACTGGTTGAATATGGTGGTGGATGCGTTTAAAAAAGCGCTTGAAAAGTTTGGCATTACCTCTAAGAACTTGACTGCTGGAGACTTGGTTAACTTTGCTTACGGCGCGGCGCACATTGAACTCAAAGGGACTTGGCACGGTACAGGCTTAATGTTCAAAATGTTTGACCATACATATATGAGTACTGGTTCAGGGATGCAAACTTTTGGTTGGGGAACATATCGCGGGCAAAGATATGGAACTGCCGACCATTACCGCGTAGAAGCAGTTACAAAAACAGGTGGCCTGTATGACCAGTGGGTAGATCGTTCAGACATAAGAGCGTGGTTTAAAAGTCAAGAACCTGAATTTATAGGCAAACTGCCAGCGGGTATCCCAGAACAGTTTTTAAATATGCCTTTGCGCGAAGTTAATAACGCGCAAACCGGTGAAAACCCGTATAAAATTTTTAAAGAAGCTGTTCAAGGCGAAATAGAAAACATTGAAGAAGAAAGGCCAAAACATGCTTTAGCAGCTTTACCCGCATCTGCATTGCCAGTTAAAGACTATGGGTACGGGCCTGTAACGGCAACACCCGCACGAACTGTTGCCAGACCTATTGTTGCCAGACCTATTGTTGTGAACACTAAGTTAAAAACGCCTATTGCCAAACCTACAAGTTGGCGTGTGGAGTGGATGCGTGGATTATCCGTTGCAGAAGTAGATAAGAAAATTAAAGAACTTAAAAAGTTTGCAGAAACTGCGGATGAACATTTAAAAGTTCCTTTTGTAAATGCGGTTTACAAGGGCAAACAGTTTCATGAATTGTGGAACACAAACAGAGCTGCCGCATACACAGTAAATGTTTTTGAAAACACTATTAGAGAAAACAACGGCACTCCGCCAACTTGGAAAGAAGCTATTGCTGCAACAAAAGTTGAGGCTAAAAAGGATTTAAAAGACTTTGAAGGTTTTGAAAACCCTGCGTCAAAAGACGCATACAACACGGCAAAAGAAGTTCTAGACACTATTGACGCGCTTGACGTAAACGACTTTCAATACAACCCGCCATCTGGGCCGCCTGTGCCTGAGCCAGCGGGTTACATGATGCGTACACTACACACGCGGCCTGAAAACGAATACATTCTTTGGGATCAACATGCAGACAAACAACCAGAAGTTGTTAAAGATGCGTTCAAACGTATCTATGATTTGTTAGACAGCAGACAGCAAGCAGTATTTAACCGTTCAATAGGCCATGTACGGCCAGATCGGCAAAACGGAAGTGATTTATATAACGCTTTAAGTGCTGTGCTTGAACAAAGTGGTATGCCAAGTGAGTTGTGCCCTATGTTTACGTCTGAAATGTTGCATGCCGAAGGCGTTGCGGGTGTAAAGTTTTTTGATGCTGTATCAAGACACGCTTCCTTATACACAGCAGCGCCCGGTACATACAATTACGTTGATTTCAGCGACAAAGATGAAGGTGCGCAGATCATTGCCACTGACATCAACCCAATCAATCAAACACGGCCAATGCAAAAGGGTGAGATGCTGTTCTCGCGTTCAGCGGAATACACCAACCCTGAGCTTGCTAAACACAGCAGTTTTGTTAACAAGATCGTGTCCAAAGACAAGAGTCTTTATGAAAAAGCTAAGGCCATCGCCACAGGACTGTACTTTGAAACAATGGTTGTTGACAGGTTTGCAGGCTTTGAGCGTCTGGCCAAATACATGGAGCCGCTCAAGGGTACGCAGATGTTGTTTTATTTGCGCGAGTACGACCAACGCATGAACGGAGTGGCGCAAGCAATTGCAAATGGTGCTCCCGCAATTGTTGAAATAGTAAGAAAAGCTGACAATAAGATTGAACGTGTAATTGAAAGCCAAGACGGTGCCAGTATTCACAACGTGGTGCAGATTCTGAAAGATGCACAGCCAATGGTAGGCAATGCAGAAGCTGTAAACACTATGTTCACTACGTACATGGCTGCTATCCGCGCAAAGAACAAAGGTTTGGCTTCGTTAAATTTTAGTGAAGACGTGACACAAGAGTTGCTGGATAAAACTATGGCCGCTATCAAAGCTACACCCGGCTTAGAAGCTGTGTTCAAAAGCGCACAAACTGAATACAACACATACAACCGCAACTTGATAAACTTTGTTGTCAGCACTGGCGCTCTGTCTAAAGATGTTGCCAAACGTTTGTTGGCTGAAAACGATTACATCCCGTTTTATCGTGAGCGTAACGGTATGGTTGAGCTTTTGATTGGTAACGAATCTCCTATTCGTATAGCCAGTATTGCTGAGCAACCGTATTTGCATGAACTCATAGGCGGCGACAGACCTATCCTTGATTTCTTTACAAGTTCTGTGCAAAACACAAACATGTTGATGGACATGGGGTTACGTAATTTAGCTACAAAAAATGCCGTGTATGAACTTGTTGATCTGCACGCTGCTAAATTTGTAAAAATAGCGGATGGCCCCAACGTTGTTAAGTTTCGTGAAGACGGCGTAGATCGCTACGCAGTGCTGGCTACCGAAAAGGTCAAGATTGGTAATAAGGAATTTGATACTGGCGTGCCTGCTGATTTACTGGTCAAAGGTATGGCAGGTATTCCTACACAAATGTCAGCGCTGTTCCGCGCTATGGCCGTGCCTTCTCAACTTTTACGTAAAGCGATTACGCTCAGTCCTCTGTACAACGCTAAAAACTTGTTCCGTGATTCCTTGGCCGCGCCTATATATTCTGGTGCCGATTTTATGCCGGTCATTGGTGCGTTGAGAGAACTTAAAGATTCAACAACTAAGAAGACACTTGAAAAACGTTTTATTACAGGTGGTCAACAGTTTACTGGAAGTGCCGCAGACCTTACTAAGATTCTGCGTGATGTGTCTGAGGGTAAGCCGGGCTGGATGGTGGCGCTTGGTAAGCTAGAAGCCATGAGTATGGAGGCAGATGCCGCAACACGCCGTGCGCTGTACAACAGTTTTATTGAACAAGGCCGTTCTGAGATGGAGGCCACACTACTGACACTGGAGTCCATGAACTTTAACAAGCGCGGCGCATCTCCTTCTGTGCACTGGCTTAACAGCATGATCCCGTTTTTTAATGCTCAAATTCAAGGTTTGAACGTGTTGTACAAAGCAGCAATGGGTAAAGCATTGTTTAACGATCAACTGCGTATCCGTGAAAAGTTGGTGCAGCGTGGTTCCATGTTGGCCGTGATAAGTCTTGTCTACGCTGCCATGATGCAGGACGACGACGCATATAAGGACGCTACCCCTGACCAGAAATACGGCAATTTCTTTATTCGCGTGTCGGGATTAGATGAGCCAATCAGACTGCCTGTACCGTTTGAGCTTGGTTATTTTTTCAAAGCGTTGCCTGAGGCAATTTATAACAGCATGGTCAACGAACATGGCGGCGAAGAAGCAGTCAAGGCGTTCAAACAAATCCTGCTTCAGACAGTACCCGGCGGCTCATCCTACGGCATACCGCAAATATTGAAACCAGCCATTGAGGCAGGGCTTGGCAAGTCGTTCTACACAGGCAGGGACACACTGTCTGCGCGGGAGAAAGAACTGTTGCCAGAAGAACAGTTTCGCGCCATCACATCAGAGTTGGCCAAAAGTGTTGGTAAGACGCTAGGCATCTCCCCAGTTGTGTTTGAGCAACTTATCAACGGTTACACCGGCACTATGGGGTTGGCTTTTATGCACGCGGTAAGCGTTGGCATACCGTCAAATGAAACACCTGAGAAAGCGGTTAAGCGTTTGTCAGACTACCCAATTGTTGGTGGTGCGTTTCAGCCCAATGACGCTGGCGGCATTATCAACAGCGTGTTTGAGCGCATGAACGAGAACATCAAGGTTAAGCATTCGTTCGACAAGATGGTGGAAGAGGGGCGCATGTCGGAAGCCAAAGATTTGCTCCAGCGTCGCGGCAACGAGTACATGCAATCTGAGCTGGCGCACAGCTTTAAGAACGATATGAACAAACTGACTCAAGCTGAACGGGCGATTGCCGCATCAAAGATGGCACCCGAAGAAAAGCGTGCGCAGCTTGATAAGATCAGGAAGATAAAGATCGCCGTGGCGGAGACTGTGAGACAGGTTTCCGATAAAACCATACACCTATCAAACCCTTTCTGATACCAATAAAGGATTGCGTTCGGTACTTAAAAGGAACTGAGGCGCGTAGCCCCAGTTCCTTTATCTTTACGACATCCAACCCGGGAACAAAAAACCCCTCCCCCGGTTTAAGTGTCGCCCACGGATAGATTATTTCCATTGAACTGCTCTTCCTCAAAAGTTATGTGCATAGCGTTGACGCGCATGGACGGGCCGTTTGTCTTGCCCAGCATATCTTTCTTGGAGTACTTGACGCGAAACATCTTCTCCATCTGCTTCTTGAAGTCATCGTAGCTAAAGCTCATGCTGACGCAGTGTTTCCTGAGAAGCTGTTCCTCAATGTAGTACTCTCTGAATCCATCTGCAAGCGTCCCATGCTCAACACGTCCAAGTACTTTTGATCTGGTGAGCGACTTGTCAACAGACTCGCCATCCCCCCATGCGGCCATTAGGCGACCCTCAGCTTTCTTAATGATGATGAAGCTTCCGTAGTTGTCTCCGGTGTAGGCGTTCAATACGTCCTCAGCGGTACGCACACTGCCACGGATAATGCCACGGGCTTTCTCAACAACTAGTTTAAGAGCATCAATAACTTTCTGCACTTCTACATCAATGATACCGGCGTAGTCCTTGCGAAGAAGTACAGCCGCAGCAACAATGACCGTGCAACCAGCATGCCAGTAGCGTTCGTCATCATCAAAGTTCATGACCTTTTTCAAGTGTGCGTGCGTCTTGGCTACAACCTCCTTCGCCACCTCTCGATTTTTGGTCAACCATCTAACCCAAGCTTCACCCGCCACGCCGTAGTGACGCTTTATGTCCAGCAATACTTCACGCTCTTTAGGAGTCCAGACCAACTTGATGTTTGGGTTCCACTCAAGCATACGCAAAAGCTCGCCGTTTGAACTGAACTTCCTTGCGCCAGCCATGTAGTCGGTCAGGCTTTCGTTGGAGGTCATGGTGCAGGTGGTTTTCCAAGACGTGTTGTTGATACGTTCCTTGTTGGCTCCCGCATCCATACGCTCCTTGCCCTGCGCTTCTGCAAAGTCAAAGATAAACACTGGTGCCCATTCCATGTTGGCACGTTGGGTGTTGGTGATCTCGTCAACCAGCAAAGGCATACTGTTGAGCAAGCCAGCGCGTTGCTGCATGGCTACTGGGGATGTGCCTTTGCCTGTCCTGTACCTCAGGGGGTGACCCCACACACCAGCCTTGGCGCTCAGCACCAGCGACTTACCAGTGCCCGACTCGCGGGAACCAATGTGCCACACAAAGCCTTCGTACTCGGTGAACCGCATCAGAGGCGCACCAAACGAGTCTAGACACACAGCCAGCGCCGTCTCCATGTTGGGCTTGTTCACGAATATGGTCTGCCACAGCTTCTTCCATGTCTGCAAGTCACCATCGCTGTTGGTGTTGCGGTTAATGTTCTCCAGACCGGGCATGGGGATGCGTGTCTCTCTGCCGTCTTTGGTGAACACGCGGTTGTTGTAAACGAAGCTGTCGTCTACCTGCCAGCCACATTGGTACGGGACAACGATGGGCTTCTTGGACTGCGATGCCTCACCTACACAAGCGCGTACATACTCATAAAGCTGTTTGTCGAAGCCAGCAAATGTGGACACGATGTTCTGGCTTGCCAGCCACTTGAGCGTCTCGTCCTTGCTCACAATTGATTTCTGTGGGAAGTTAAGTGTCATCACGCCTTCGGGACGCACAGCGGCCATGTGAACCAGATGTTCTTCCTCCATCTTAAGCAAGTCAACCACAAACAAGTCGTACGGAACGAGCTGAGTAGTCTTCTTGGATTTCTTGCCGTCCTCGTCTTCATCAATCCTTACAAAGTACACACCGCCGTTCTCGCCGTAGCTGTACCCACGTGGTGGAGGCGGGCGCTTGACTGCATCAATGTGTTCTGGTTCGTCGCTGTCTCCTGCATCCTCAAGCGCAAAGAATTCTTCTTCTACGAAATCTTCGCTGACAGTATTCAGCGGTATGACTTTCTCTGTGTTGTCAACCTTAATCTCCCTGCCAAGGATCAGCGGATTTGTAATCTTCCCCCAGTGTGGACAACTTGTGCATATCCCGGGGTTCAGTGAATCCATTGCAACGCAAGAGTAAGGCCCTTTGATCTCCGCCAACTTCTGGTGCATGCGCTCGTGTGGGTACGGGTGCAGGTCGCTCAGCTTAATCGCGTGTTCCATACCGTCATCACAGACCTTAGCCCATGACAACAACGCCCTCCAGACAGGTTCTTTGCCGTCCTCTTGGGCTGTGGCAACGTAGTCAGCAATCTGGGCGCAGTGAGGTTGGAACTCGGCAAAGACTGTGCGGCTGTTCTGCATCATCTTGATCTGTGCAGTTGTCTTCACGTTCTTTGGCCGCGCCCCCGGCAACATGATGGGGTCAGCTTGCGGTGGTGCCTTCTCCTTGAGATTGGAGTTAATGACTTCAGCAAACGCATCGAAGTCAAACAGGTCGCCTTCCATCAACAGCTTTACAGGAAGAGGTTGCACATACTTCTTCTTGTGGTTCTTGGTGCCCGGCACCCGCATCAGCCTAGCCGCATCTGCGGTGACAGCCATGTCGATGACCATACCTTCTTGTTTGCATAGAAGTTTTATGTTCTGCGCAACAGGTCGCCATTCAGCAATCGTCATGTCGCGGGACATCGGCCAGTAGCAATGCAGTCCCCCACCTGAACCAACAATCCACGGCTTGCCAAGCGCATCAAGCCCGACCTTTGCCATGAACGCATCCAGCGCCAGTACTGCATCTTTCTTTGATGCGTACCCGTCCAAGTCAACAAAGAAAGACTTTACGTGCGTAGCTTTGTCAGCTTCGCGTTTCTTTCCATTGAAGCATGAAACAGCGTAGAAGATGTCGCAGTTATCGTTGTTCCAGTTGTCTATGTGGGGGTGCAGTTCCTCGACTGTGTCCGTGAACACATGTTGTTTTCTTTTCGTGAGTTCTACCGCGCAATACGAGCCTAAACCCGGAGACGGCAAAACCACCGCTAGGAACTCAAGCGGAGTCATGTCTATCCTTTGGGTTATTTGAAGTCGTCGTTAGCGTGTGCTACGCCTTGCTGAAAACCTTCTTCAAATCCATCTTGGTAGATTGATTCTCTGGCATCAATAAAACCAGCCAAGCGTTCTACAAGCGTCTCAACCCAGTCCGGTGGAACTTTGTCGAAGCCCGTGATGTAGATGTAGCGTAGAAGTTCGTTGTTACTCAGTTGCTTAGGTTGAATGCCTTGCATGTTTTTCTCCAAGCCTCGTCGGCTGTGCTTGATGTTTGTAGGATTTTGAGAAGTGAGCTTGCCGATGGCCGGTAAGCTACAAAAACTTCGCCGCCGCCGAACCAGTTGTAAACAGATTGGCGTGAAACACCAAGTGCTTGAGAGATTCTTACGACAGAGAAGTTGTGGTGAACAGCCCAGCGCCCAAGTTGGTTACCCAACGTCTTCGGCGCTTTCATGACCATGTTGATTGTTTGTTGTGAGTAAGCCATGTTGTAAGGGGCCGAAGCCCCCTCCTCCTTAGTCTTCTTCCCAATCGTCAACCATTGCAGCCAAGTTTGATTTCTTGGCAGGCACGGCATTCGGCTTCTTCTCTTCCTTACGCACAGTAGGCTCTTCGCTTTCTTCCTCCACAGCAGGCGCGGCCTTGGCTTTCTTTGCCTTGGGTGCTGGTGCTGGTGGTTCTTCTTCCTCAGCCACTTCAGCCACAGCAGGACGCTTACCAGCAATAGCCAGAGGAGCCGCCACAGTAGCGGTTTTCGGCATAGTCATAGCAATGGCACGATGGGCTTCAGGGGAAGCGGCTTTTGCGGAAACTGTCTCATACTCATCATCGTTCAACCAGCGCATCTCTTTAAAGAACAGCTTCGGGCTTTCCGACTTGGTATCGAACTTCAGACGCGTCACGACCAAGCTGGGGTCAATGGGGTCTTGTTGCGCCATCAGCCACTTGACGTACGCCTTTAACGGACGGTTGTCACCTTCACCATCACCAAAGATGGACTTAGCTGGCAGGGTCAACTGAAGAATGTCGCCATCCATATCGTTGGCTAACACTACGGCAACACGTTGCTGGAAGCGGCATGCGCGGCTGTTGTTCTGACCAGACCCTGCAATATTCTGTGGGCAGTCTTTGCAGTTGGAGTGCTGTCTGTTGCCAGCATCAATAGAGGGTGTCTTACCATCAGCCGACCAGCAGTCAGGCGCAGACACCTCACCATCGTAGGACTTGGCGTAGAACACGCGGCCAATGTCTGGCGCGGCGGCAACGAACACAACGTCCAGATAGCGCTCTTCGATTGAAGCGACCTCTTTACCGCCGCTGTACAGACGGAACACGCCGCCTTTGATTGAGATACGTTTGGATGTATCTACGTTGTTGCCAGCCAGAGCTTTAGCAACTGAGGACATGCCCTCACGATTCTTTGCAAACGCGGGTACGTTTGCCTTGTTAAAAAGCGTCACATTAGTCATGTGATATTTCTCCTGATTACTTGGTTGGTTTGCGAACAGAGATTGCGTACTCAGTCAATGAGTTCAATCCGGGTGGTACGAGGCCGGGGTTGTCTTCAAGAAATGTTGCCATGTTGGTCTGCGCAATGCGCTTCTCCAACAAGTCAACGGCTTCGTGTTGAAGCACGAATGTCTTGAATGAATCCCAGTCTTGTGTGTTGTAGCGTGTCTTGGTAGACAGCACCACAGTGCCTTGGTCAGTGCGCACAGAGGACATGCCCAGTGCAAGCATCTGATCTTTGAGTGCGATCTTCACGGTGTCTTGTTGCCGCTTGATTTCCTCAACTTCGTTTTCGTACGCTTGAGTCAGCTCTTGAATTCGAGCCGCCATCTTACGGTACACCTTTGCCAACTTATCCATAGGGACAGTGGTTAATTCGTTGTTCTCCTCTTGTGCGGGAGCGTCATCGTCTATTGTTGTAGTCACTTGCTTCTCCTGTTTTTTTGTCTAACGTTTAACATCATACACGGAACAAAATCTAATGCAACTCCTTTCTTTAAATATTTTTTACTTCGCTGTCAAACATGTTTACAAGCAGTTTATGCTCGTCAACTTTACCCTCCATAGCCTTGAATAGTTTTTTCTCAATAGGGCTTGATTCAATGTGTACCACAGTAACTTTGTCAGAGTCTTGACCTTTACGATCAGCGCGAGCAATACATTGCGTGTACATCTCCACGCTCATCAGTGGCCCAAAGAACACAACAGTGTCTGCGGCAGTTAGGGTAATCCCGTGCGCTGTTGCTTGTGGTTGCAAGACCAGCACGCGTATCCTGTCAGTGGTCTGAAAGTCGCCAATGATCTGTCCACGTTTGCTGGCGCTCACGTCGCCATGAATCTGTCCCACGGCATAGCCTTGCTTGCTGAGGTGCGTCACTATGGTGTCGATGCTGGAACGGAACAACGCAAAGATGATGACCTTGCGTTCAGTCTCCTCAAGCACTTCGTCCAGCACGTGTAGGCGAGGAGATGCGTCGAACACAACAACCTCCCTGTCGTCTGTGTACGCGGCACCGCAGGATATTTGTAGCAACTTGTTTACCGCAACACCCGCGTTGACTGCGCTGATGATTTCCCCTGCCGCACGCACCATCATCTGCTCTTTCAGCATTCGATAGTATTTGTTTTGTTGCGGTGTCATCGGCACTTCACGTGTCACTGTGATTACTGGCGGCAAGTCAAGGCACTGACCTTTTGTGAAACGGATTGCTGGTTGCAGTGCTTCGTACACCAGTGACCGTGCGTTGTCTTTGGGTGTCCACTTAAACATGGTGATCTTGTTCATCACTTTGTCTCGCCACGCTGTCTGGAACTTGGGCACACCGCTTGGGTTAACCAAACGCGCAAGACCATAAGCATCAACAGGCGACTGCGATGCAGGAGTGCCAGTCATCATCCACAGGTATGTCTCAGGCTTGATGATTGATGCCAGCGCTTTCCAACGCCGTGTTGATGGGTTCTTGTATGCGTTGGCTTCGTCAACAATAATTAAATCAAAGCGGCCATCGTTTCGTATCTCATCAGCGATCAGGTTCAGGCCATCGTAGTTTGCAATGACGATCTCGTAGTCACGTTGAATCATCTCTATGCGGCGTGATGCTTGTTGATGGTGGGCAACGATGGCGCTTCTGTGCATGGTGCTGTTCATGATGTCGCCCATCCACGCGCTGTGCATGATTGATAGAGGACATAGTACCAACACCCTACGTACTTCTGAACGCTCCATCAAGTAGTCAGCCGCCCACAATGCCGACAGCGTCTTACCAGTGCCGGGGTCGTTAAAACAGAACGCTCTGCGATGCAGTGTCAAGAATGCCGCTGTCTCAATTTGATGATCCATAGGCTTGTACTTGCCCGGCCACCCATAGCGTCCTTTGATTGGCGATGGCACATCTTTGACACCGAGGTTTTTGAGTACCCTGCTTTCATCAAGCCCCCAGTACACAGCCACTTGATAGATGCCGTTTTCTTCACTGAGTACCTTGTGTTTTGGAATGATGCTGTATTTGTTTGGGTCACGTGTGCGCAGTATTAGCGCTTTGTTGTCAACGATCTCCATTAAGCGTCTTCCTTCAGTCGTGCCCACGGCGTGTTGCTACCATTGAACTCAACTTCTTCCATGAGTTTGTTTCTATGGAGTCTTCCCGATGCGTCCATCCAGAACTCTTCTTCT